TAGTGGTGCAACCCTATCTGCAAGTGGAACATTCACATCAACTGGATTAATTACTGCAAGTGCTGGTGTCGCAATTGGTGGTACTGGTGCAGCCAACACTTTAGACGATTATGAAGAAGGCACTTGGACGCCAGTAGTAAAAACAGGTTCTGTTGGTAGTGTCCTCACATATTCAAGTGATTACGAGTTTAGGTTGCCTGGTCTTAATAGTAGTACAAATGCACTACCTTATACAAAAATAGGTAACAGAGTGTTTATCAATTTTTCAATTTGGTTTAATTCATCTGCAACTAACAGATATACTATAAATTTACCTTTCGCATATGATGGAAGTGAATATGGAATACAAGGTTCTGCTACACCATATAGTATTGCTCAAGACTCTGGTCTGGGAATTTTGGGTGCTGGTAATGGCGGTTCACAATTTGACACATATATTGTTACTAGTGCTGGTGGTCATAGTGCTGTTCCATATACTGGAAGTTCAGAAGTTTACTATTTTATTTCTTATCAAACAGCGTGATACTAAATAACTTTATACCTCTAGTGGATACTAGAGGCGGACAAAAGGATAAAAATAATGGCGATTACAAAACGTACAGAACAAGATAAAATTGAGGTAGTAGGCCCTCACAAAATGATTCAAGTGAGAACTGCTACTATCATTGAAGAAGATAGTGTAGAAATTTCAAGAAATTTCTCACGCCATGTTGTTGCACCAGACTCAGATATTTCTGGTGAAAGTGCAGACGTAAAAGCGATGGTTGCACAGTTTCATACTGATGCAGTCAAAGCTGCATATAAAAAAGAATTAGAAGACTCTGCAAAAAAATATGAGTAATAAATATCTGAATGTCAAATTATGAACACTATCTTGGAAACCCACTACTAAAAAAATCTAATGTTCCAGTAAACTGGACAAAAGAGAATATTTTAGAATACCAGAAGTGTATGGAAAACCCCATATACTTTATTAAAAATTACATTAAAATTGTATCTCTTGATGAAGGACTCGTTCCTTTTGAAATGTATGACTTCCAAGAAGATATCGTAGATACAATTCATAATGATAGATTCACTATATGTAAAATGCCACGACAGTCTGGTAAATCCACGACTATGGTATCTTACATTCTTCACTACGTTCTTTTCAATGATAATATGAATGTTGCAATCCTTGCTAACAAGGCTGCGACTGCACGAGATATTCTTGGACGTTTGCAACTTGCATACGAGAACCTACCCAAGTGGTTACAACAAGGAGTTGTGTCTTGGAACAAGGGTTCAGTGGACTTAGAGAACGGTTCTCGTGTAGTTGCTTCATCAACATCTTCAAGTGCAGTTCGTGGTGGTTCTTACAACATGATATTCTTGGACGAATTTGCATTCGTTCCTACTAATGTTGCAGAGGACTTCTTTAGTTCTGTTTATCCTACAATTTCATCTGGTAAGTCTACAAAGGTTATTATTGTTTCTACACCAAACGGTATGAACTTGTTCTACAAACTTTGGGTAGACGCAGAGAATAAACGTAACTCATACAATATCATAGATGTTCATTGGAGTCAAGTGCCTGGCCGTGATGAGATGTGGAGAACAGAAACAATCGCAAACACCTCTGAGGAACAGTTCAGAAGAGAGTTTGATTGTGAGTTTCTTGGTTCTTCTAATACACTTATTGCAGCTGCAAAGATTAAGACAATGGCATTTCATACTCCTACCAAGTCAAATGCTGGGTTGGATGTTTATGAAAATCCAAAAGAAAAACATACATATACACTAATTGCTGATGTGTCAAGAGGAACAAACAATGATTACTCTGCGTTTATTGTATTTGACGTATCAACTGTTCCCTATAAAATAGTTGCAAAATACCGTAACAATCAAATAAAACCTTTACTATTTCCTAACATAATCCATGAAGTTGCTACTGCATATAACCTTGCATATACTATGATAGAGGTAAATGATATAGGTGAACAAGTTGCTTCTGCTCTACAGTTTGACTTGGAGTATGAGAACCTTATTATGGCTTCAATGCGTGGTCGTGCAGGCCAAGTCGTTGGCGGTGGGTTCTCAGGGGGAAAAGCACAGTTGGGAGTAAGAACAACTAAAGCAGTAAAAAAGATGGGTTGTTCAAATCTTAAACAAATTATTGAGACTGATAAACTAATTATACAAGATTATGAACTAATAAATGAATTTTCTACATTTATACTTAAAGGACAGTCTTATGAGGCTGAGGAAGGACATTGTGATGACCTTGCAATGTGTTGTGTGTTATTTGGTTGGTTAGTTCAACAGACTTATTTTAAGGAGTTGACAGATGATGACATTCGTGCTAGAATGTACTTAGAACAACAAAATCAACTAGAACAAGATATGGCTCCATTTGGATTTATTGTAGATGGAGTAAATGATTATGGTGAGGCTGTTGTTGATGAATACGGTCAAAGATGGAGTCCAGTAGTTCGTAGTCACGATTCGGATTGGTAGAAAACATCAAATACCTACATAATATCAATAATATCGTTATCTAACTTTAAGAAACAGTTTGCACACACAACTTTGGATTCATTGATTAAACCTACAACTTCAGTTCTAGATTCTTCATTTAATCCTTTTCTTTTAGTAAGATTTCGTATTTTCCCTTCATAGGGATAAAATTGGAGACATGCGGTTTCAGATTCCCCACAGTAATTACAGACTTTATTAGAGAGATATTGGTTTACCCATATCTTTCTAGCTCTATAATTGCGTTGGGAAACCTTTTTTATGGTTTCTTTGTATTTCTGATAGTGCTCTGACATATAATTATTTATGTGCCGCAAAACCTATAAAAAATAAATGAAGAGAAGGTTTTTTATAAATATTCGTGTAAGTTTGGAAAACTTAATAATGATAAATCCATAAAGGAGAAAACAGGATGGCATTTCAAGTATCCCCTGGCGTATTAGTCAAGGAAGTTGATCTTACCAATGTTGTGCCTGCTGTTGCAACATCAATCGGAGCGCTCGCTGGACACTTTACACAAGGCCCAGTAGATGAAGTCGTTTCAATTGGTTCGGAGCAAGAGCTGGTAAGTATTTTTGGTAAACCAACTTCTGACAACTATGAAACATGGTTTTCAAGCGCCAACTTCTTGCAATACAGTAATGCTTTGCGTGTAGTTCGTGCTAACATGGCAGGATCTAAAAACGCAACAGCAAACGGTGCTGGATTGCAAATTAATAACGATGATGTTTACGATGCAAATTATGCTGGTGGGCAAGCTTCTGTAGGAAACTGGGGATCTAAATTCCCAGGCGCTTACGGTAATGCTCTAGGAACATCAATATGTGCAAACTCAACAGGGTTTGAACAAAACTTTACTGGTTCTGCTGGTACACTAGGTGTAACAACAGGTACACCAGCTGCTGGTGCAACAACTGTCGGTGTTGACAACGGTGGTGGTTCTGCTGGTGACGGTGGTGCTGCATTCAATGTTGGTGACATTGTATTCTTTCAAGAAGCAGACGGACAACAGTATGAAGTTACTGCAATTTCAACTGACAACTTAACAATTAGACAACTAGACAATCCTAGTGGTGGTGGACTTAAATCTGCCTTAGTTGCGGCAACTAATGTTCGCAGACGCTGGAGATTCTATGACTTGTTTGATGCTGCGCCAGGCACATCAACTTATGCTGCTGACAGAGGACTTGTTTCAGATGAGATGCATGTCGTAGTATTTGATAAAACTGGTGGTATCAGTGGTTTCGATAACGACCTTGCTGGACAAAGAGGAAATTCAGTACTTGAAACTTTCCCATTTGTATCTCAGGCAGGAAATGCAAGAACACCACAAGGTAACAGCAACTTCTATGCAAACGTAGTCAACTTAGGTTCAGAATTTGTACGTTGGTTGGATCACCATTCAACACTATCTGCTGCTGGATCAAATCCAGCTTCTGGTACTACATTCGCATCAACAGCTGGTAAAGCTGGTATCATTAATGATGCTCTTGGTGGTGGTGCAGACGGTACTGCAAATCCACTTGCGCCTACTGTAGGTGAACTGGATGTTGCATACGAAAAATTTAGTGATGCAGACACAGTAGATGTTAACTTAATTATCGGTGGACAATCTCCTGCTGGTACTGGTGGTGTAACACATGCAACTAGTCTAATCGACCTCGCAGAGAAAAGAAAAGATTGTGTTGCATTTATTTCACCAAGATCAGCTGATGTTGTAGGTGTCACAACAGGTGCCGCACAAACATCAAACGTCAAAGGTTTCTTTGACCTTCTTGCAAGTTCTTCATATGCAGTATTCGATAGTGGATACAAGTATATGTACGACAAGTATAGTGATGTGTATCGTTACGTTCCATTGAACGGTGATACTGCTGGACTATGTGCAAATGCAGACACTGTTGCTGACCCTTGGTTCTCACCAGCTGGTTACAACAGAGGACAAATTCGTGGTTCAGTAAAACTTGCATACAACCCAACAAAAGCAGAAAGAGATATACTTTATCCTGCTCGTGTAAACCCTGTTTGCACATTCCCAGGCCAAGGTACTGTTCTCTTCGGTGATAAAACTGCATTGTCTAGACCAAGTGCATTCGATAGGATTAACGTCCGTAGATTGTTCCTTGTTCTTGAAAAGGCAATTGCAACTGCTGCTAAGTTTCAACTCTTTGAAATTAACGATGCGTTTACTCAAGCACAATTCAAAAATCTTGTTGAACCATTCCTAAGAGATGTACAAGGTAGAAGAGGTATTACCGACTTCAAGGTTGTTGCAGATGGAACAAATAACACAGGTGAAGTAATTGATAGAAATGAATTTGTTGGAGATATCTTTATCAAACCAGCACGTTCAATCAACTTCATTCAACTAAACTTTATCGCAGTGAGAACTGGGGTAGCATTTTCAGAGGTAGGGGGATAATTAAATGGCTAGTATTGACGATTTTAAATCAAACCTTATCGGCGGTGGCGCAAGGGCTAACCAATATAGGGTTATCATGTCCACACCATCAGGAATTGCAACAGGTTTGGACACCGTAAGAACACAATATTTGGTTAAGGCGACTTCGTTGCCTGGCCAGACAATTCCAGAAGTAACTGTTAACTTCAGAGGACGCCAATTGTTCCTCGCTGGTGACAGAACTTTTGAAACTTGGACAACAACAGTTATCAATGATACTGATTTCATGGTTCGTAATGCAATTGAGCGTTGGATGAATGGTATCAACGATCTGGATGAAAATACTGGACTCGTAAGTGTTTCAGATTATTCTTCACAGTTGACTGTACAACAGTTGGATAGGGATGACAGAATTCTAAAATCATACATTCTTAAAAACTGTTGGCCAACTGTAGTTGCACCAATCGAATTGTCATATGACACTGTAAGTGATATTGAATCATTTGATGTAACTTGGAGATACACAAGTTTCTCCGCTAGTAACGTATAATCTAGTTTTACAAACCGACTAAATAGTTGGGTAAAATTAGGAGAACTATAGTATGGCGGAACTATTTGGTTTCAGAATCACAAGGGCGAATCAGAGTGGGGGTAGTGATGGTTTCACTGCTCCTTCTACTGATGACGGTACAATGGACATTGTATCAGGTGGTGGGCATTATGCATCCATCCTTGATATGGACGGCCGTGACAAAAACGAACTAGACTTAATTCGTAGATATCGTGATATTGCACAACAAGCAGAATGCGATAGTGCAATTGAAGATATTGTAAATGAAGCGATTGTCTCTGATGAAAGAGATCAATCTGTATCAATTTCTCTAGACAATTTAAAACTTTCACCAAACATCAAATCTAAAATTAGAGATGAGTTTGATGAAGTTCTGCGTTTGCTTGATTTCAATGCAAAAGGACATGACATTTTTAGAAGATGGTATGTTGATGGTAGAGTATATTATCATAAAATTATTGATACGAAAATGCCTCGCAAAGGAATTAAGGAAGTAAGGTTTATTGACCCTCGCAAGATTAAGAAGGTCAGAGAACAAAGAAAAGAAAAAGATCCAAAAACTGGTTTGGATATGGTAAAGAACATAGAGGATTTTTATCTCTATAACGAAAAGGGTGCTGATCAAAACACAGGAACATCTACTGGTGTAAAGATTACTGCTGATGCAATTTCTTATTGTCCATCTGGTTTGGTGGATATGCACAAAGGAACAGTCCTTTCTCATTTAAATAAAGCTATTAAACCTGTCAATCAGTTGCGTATGATTGAAGATGCATTAGTTATCTATCGTATCTCTCGTGCGCCTGAAAGACGTATTTTCTATATTGATGTTGGTAACTTGCCTAAAATGAAGGCAGAAGCATATCTGAAAGATGTGATGAATCGTTATCGTAACAAGTTGGTGTATGATGCACGAACTGGTGAAATTCGTGACGATAGAAATCATATGTCAATGTTAGAAGATTTCTGGCTACCTCGTAGAGAAGGCGGTAGAGGAACAGAAATCACAACCTTGCCTGGCGGTTCAAACCTTGGTGAGATTGATGACATTCAGTACTTCCAGAAAAAACTATATCGTTCACTCAATGTACCTGTATCAAGACTTGCAGAAGAATCAGGATTTTCTATAGGACGTTCTGATAACATTACAAGAGATGAACTAAAATTTACAAAGTTTGTACAAAGACTTCGTAAGAAGTTTGCTATTCTTTTCTCAGACATGTTGAAGACACAACTAGTATTGAAGGGTGTAATCGCAGTAGAAGAATGGGATACAATGAAGGAACATATTCAGTTCGACTTCCTTGCAGACGGACACTTCACTGAACTCAAGAATGCAGAACTTCTACAAAATCGTTTGGATATGTTAGGACAGATTGAGTCTTATGTTGGAACATATTTTTCTAAAGAGTATGTACGAAAGAATATACTAAGAATGACTGAACATGAGATTGAAGAAATTGAAGATCAAATAAAAGATGAAGAGGGTGGTGAAATGGGTGCGCCAGAAGATGATGGTATGTTTGCTCACAACGATCCCTCAAAAGGAGATAAATAATGGAAAATAATGTAAGAGATTTTGTTGACTCAATTGGAGATGGAGATAATCTCTCAGCAGAAACACAATTTAATGCTGCACTTGCAGCTAAAGTTGGTGATGCTTTGGAAACAAAAAGAAAAGACGTTGCGAAAACATTTGTAACGCAACACATCCCAGAGGTAGAAGAAGATAGTGAGTAAAACCATTTCCCAATTCCAACAGGAATTACCAGAAAAGGATGAGCATACAAAGTCTAAGGAATATAAAAAACTATCCCCTAAGATGAAAGATGCTGTTGATGCTATTTTTAAGGAAATGGAGTCTAAACCCTCAGATTTCCTAAATACTTTTGATAAAACAATAAATAGTGTTTCAAAGAAGTTTAAAGTTCCGCCAAAGAAACTTATGGACTATTTTGAAAATGAACTATTGTCAATTTAGGAGAATAACATGAGAGTTCGTGGAGCAGAAGTAGCCCTCGCAACAGGTACAACTAAGTTAGATGATACTGGTGCTGTGTGGGTTTTCAACACTGGCTCTGCTGGATTGGTTACAGTTCGGAACGCTGCAGATAATGCCGATGTAGGTAGTATTCGTGTAGGTGCTGGAGCTGGGATTATATTAACACTTGGCGCTGGAGAAGGATTGCGTGGAGCATCCACTATCAAAGGCACACCAATTGTAGCAGTGGGGTTCTAAAATGAAACTAATTGCAGAACAGATACAAGAAGTAGAATACATCACCGAAGCCAAAGAGGACGGTGGTAAAGATATGAAGATTCGTGGAATCTTTATGCAGGCAGACCAAAAGAATAGAAATGGTCGTGTCTATCCAATGAGTGTACTTAATAAAGAAGTCGCTCGTTATAATAAAGAATTTGTTGCTGAAGGTCGTGCGTTTGGGGAACTTGGACATCCAGAAGGCCCAACTGTCAATCTTGACAGAGTTTCGCACATGATCACAAAACTTGAAGCTGATGGAAAGAACTTCGTTGGTGAGGCAAAATTGTTGTCTACTCCTATGGGGGAAATTGCGAAAGCACTAATCAAGGATGGTGGTAAACTTGGTGTCTCTTCAAGAGGCATGGGTTCACTAGAATCTAAAGGTGGTGCTAACTATGTGAAAGACGATTTCTATCTCGCAACTGCGGCAGACATCGTTGCAGACCCTTCTGCTCCTCAAGCCTTCGTTGAAGGTATTATGGAAGGAAAAGAATGGGTGTGGGATAATGGCATTCTCAAAGAAGTCGAGATTGCTGGAATCAAAAATGATATAAATGAAGGTGTAAGAAAGAAACAGTCAAATGTTTCCGCACTTGCCTTCGCAAAATTTATGTCAAAACTTTAATCATTATAAATATGTTGAGATAACAAAAAACTCAAGGAGAAAATCCCAATGTCAGAACTAGACAAGACAATTGAGGAACTTGAAGCGGAAGTCCAAAAGGAGCTTGAAGAAGCTTCTCAGGATATGCCTAAAAAAGGTGCCGACAAAGGTGATTCAATGGAAAAAGTAGAGGGTGAAGTCCAAGACCTAGGCAAAGCTGTTGTTTCCCCAGACGAGAAGAAGGGCCCTGATGCTGCGAAAGCAACTAAGAAGGACACTTCTGCTCCAACTAAGGGTGCAAAAGATGCTGGTGGCGATGACACACCAACTAAAATTAAAGAACCTCTTGCTGCAGAAACCGAAATTGAACATGACGGTGAAGCTCTAGAGGAAAAGGCCATGACTAAAGAGATGATGAAGTCTGAAATGATGAAAAAAATGGAAGGCATGAAAGCTCAAGAACTCAAGGCTATGTACAACAAAATGGAAATGATGGGTAAGGAAGAAGAAGAAGAGTCAGTGAAAGTTGACGAATCTACTCTTGATGACCGTCTTGCATCAGTAGATGTATCTGAAGACGTTTCTGCACTTGTTGAAGGTGAAGAAATTACTGAAGAATTCAAAGAAAAGGCTGCTACAATATTTGAAGCTGCTGTTAAATCTAAACTCCGTTCTGAAGTCGAAAGAATTGAATCTGCAAAGGTTCAAGAAGTCGCTGAAGAAATCAACACAGTGCGTGACGAGTTGACTGAAAAAGTTGACAACTACATGAACTACGTTGTAGAAGAGTGGATGAAAGAAAATGAAATCGCAATTGAGCGTGGACTCAAAGGCGAAATCGCAGAAGACTTTATTTCTGGATTGAAAGACTTGTTCGCAGAACATTATGTTGACGTTCCAGATGAAAAGTACGATATTTTAGGTCAACAGTCTGAGAAGATTGATGAACTAGAAGCAAAACTTAACGAACAAATTGAAAAGAGTGCTGAGTTGAAAAAGTCACATGACGTTCTAGTTCGTGAGTCTGTTTTTGCAGAGGTAGCTTCTGACCTTGCCGACACTGAAGTCGAAAAGTTCAAATCTCTTGCAGAAGAAGTAGAGTTCAGTGATGAAGAATCATTCAAAGCAAAACTCGACCAGCTGAAGGAAAGTTATTTTCCTAAGGCATCCACTATCGCTGAATCTGTAGACTCTGAATCTGATGGTTCTGAATCTTACGATACAACTGGTGCAATGGCCGCTTACATGAATGCCATTAGCAATAATGTAAAGCGAGCTAAAAACTAAGGTTTTTATAAATATTATTAGAAAACTCAATAAGGAGAAAAACAAATGTTTCAAACTGAACATTTACAGGAAAAGTGGCAGCCAGTGCTAGAGCACAATGATCTCCCAGAGATTAAAGACTCTTATCGTAAAGCTGTAACCACAGTTATCCTAGAAAACCAAGAAAAAGCTCTTCGTGAGGACAGTGCGTTCCTTTCAGAAGCTGCTCCAACTAACGTAGCAGGCGGTGCTACAAATTGGGATCCAATTATGATCTCACTAGTAAGACGTTCTATGCCAAATCTTATCGCATATGACGTTGCAGGCGTACAACCAATGACAGGCCCAACAGGACTTATCTTTGCAATGCGTTCACGTTTCAAAGCACAAAATGGTGATGAGGCATTCTACAACGAAGCTGATTCTGCATTTTCAGGTGGTGACACTCGTGCTAACATCCCAGGCTCTGCTGGTACATCATCCGCTGGTGAAACAAACCCAGCTGTTCTTAACGATGGCCCCGCTGGTGCATATACTGCTGATCCAGCAATGGCAACAGCAACTGCTGAAGCTTTGGGTGACTCTGCTGGCAACTCTTTCGCAGAAATGGCGTTCTCAATCGAGAAACAAACCGTTACTGCAAAATCAAGAGCATTAAAAGCAGAATACACAATGGAACTTGCACAAGACTTGAAGGCAATTCACGGTCTTGACGCAGAGACAGAACTTGCAAATATCCTTTCTGCTGAAATCCTCGCTGAGATCAACAGAGAAGTTATAAGAACTGTTTATATAACTGCAAAAGCTGGTGCTGCAACTGATACTGCAAACGCTGGTATCTTCGACATGGACGTTGACTCAAACGGCCGTTGGAGTGTTGAGAAGTTCAAAGGACTTATGTTCCAACTTGAGAGAGATGCAAACGCAATTGCTCAAGAAACTCGTAGAGGAAAAGGTAACTTAATCATCTGTTCATCTGATGTTGCATCTGCACTTCAAATGGCTGGTGTATTAGATTACACTCCTGCTCTCAACAACAACTTGAGTGTTGATGACTCTGGAAACACATTTGCTGGTGTTCTTAACGGACGCTACAAAGTGTACATTGATCCATATTCAGCGAACGCAGCTGCAAAACAGTTCTACGTTGCTGGGTACAAAGGTACTTCACCTTACGATGCTGGTATTTTCTACTGCCCATACGTTCCACTACAGATGGTTCGTGCGGTTGGTGAAAACACTTTCCAACCAAAAATCGGTTTCAAGACACGTTATGGTCTTACTGCAAACCCATTTGCTCAAGGAACAACTGTTGGTGCTGGTGCTTTAACTGCAAACGCAAACGTATACTACAGAAGAGTACAAGTTACAAACATCATGTAATACGAGTTGTGTTAAACAACCAAAACTTAGGGGAGGCATTTTGCTTCCCCTTTTTTCTTTATAAATACTATAAAGGAAGAACAAAATGGTAGAATTTAATCCACTAATGAGACAACCAGAAACACTAGACTTTGCAAGTCCTAGTCAGTTTAGGTTTAGTCTTTTAAAAATCCCTAATACAATTTACTTTGTAACTAGAGTTAACATTCCAGGCATTGCATTTTCTGGTGATGCGATTATGAATAGTAGATACAAGGCTATGCCTTTTATGGGGGATACTTTAGAATACAGTCCTATGGAACTTACTTTTCTAGTAAGTGAAGATTTATCTAATTATCGTGAAATACATGATTGGATGACAGGGATTGGTTTTCCAAAAGATCCAGAACAATTTGCAAGTGCAATTGCCGCTGAACAAACAAAGCCAGGCGCAGCATCACAAAACCCTACAGTAAATCCATCCGCTCTTGTTTCAGATGGAACTCTTACCATTCTGTCTAATAAGAATAACCCATTGATTAATGTAAACTATAGTGCGTTATATCCAACATCACTATCTGGTTTAGATTATGATTCACAGACTGCTGACTCAAACCAATTGACTGCATCTGTAACTATGAATTACGACTTGTACGAATTTGAAACTTTATAAATATACTTGAGCAGAAACGGTGAACTTTAACAGCCATCGTTGAGTCTCTGAAAGAGATAATATAGAACAAGAAAGTTCCAACCAATCTCTGCTCGCCTATAGGATGATAATATAATGACACTTGATGAATTGCAGCTACAAGCTGAAAAAGATTTAAAAATGGATGACTTGGAACTCGCAGATGAGTCTCTCAAGTCTGCAACTCTGCACCAAAAATACCTAAACATCTACAATAACTTTAGACAACTCAGACTTATGAATGAGGGTACATACAATGTACTCAAACGTAAGAAGTGGGAATACTATGGTGGTAAAGCATCACCAGAAGTCTATCGTGACAATCCCTTTGACCATAAAGTTCTAAAAGCAGATTTACATATCTATATGGATTCTGATGAAGAACTAATTAAGGCAAAACAAAAAGTAGAATACTATGTGATGTGCATGGATTCTTGTGAACGTATTCTGAAACAAATTCAGTCTCGTGGATGGGATATTAAAAACGCAATCGAATGGCGTAAATTTGTAGATGGTACGATTTAGTGACTAAAGTTTCAAAGAAAAATGAAGTCTATCTAGAGGTAAATGCAGAACCATCTACTGCAAGATCATTATCTGATTTCTTTACATTTGAAGTGCCAGGCGCTAGATTTATGCCTGCATATCGCAATCGTATTTGGGATGGTAAGATACGTTTGTATTCTCCAGCCACAGGAGAACTTTATCTAGGACTACTTTCATACTTAGAAAAGTGGTTAATAGATTATGATGAACCATATGAAATAAGTGAGGAACTAAAAGATGAAAAACAAATTGACAGAAAAATACTGGATGGATTCATACGACAACTTAATCTTAGAGCTAGAGGTAAATCCATTAGACCTCGTGACTACCAAGTTGATGCCGTGGATTTCGCAATTAGAAAACATCGTGCTTTACTCCTTAGTCCTACTGCCTCAGGCAAGTCACTTATTATTTACATCCTAGTAAGATATTACGAATTACTTCTCAGAGAACATCAAAATGATAAAATACTAATACTTGTTCCCACAACATCTTTGGTTGAACAGATGACTTCTGATTTTATTGACTATGGATGGCAAGAAGCGTATATACAAAAAGTATACAGTGGACATGATAGAGAAGTATCAAAGAAAGTTGTGATATCTACATGGCAGTCTTTGTATAAAATGCCTAAGAAATACTTTGAACAATTTGGTTGTGTCATAGGTGATGAAGCTCATTTGTTTAAAGCAAAATCTCTCACATCTATTCTGACTAAATTGCATCTATGCAAATATCGTTTTGGACTTACAGGTACACTTGATGGTATGCAAACCCACAGATTAGTTCTGGAAGGACTATTTGGTGGGCTAAATAAAGTTGTTTCAACAAAGAAGTTGATTGACGATAAAACTTTATCTTCATTTAAGATACGTTCTCTTGTATTAACATATCCAGAACAGGAATGCAAGCTTGTAAAAGATATGAATTATCAAGATGAGATTGATTATATTGTAACACACGAAAAGAGAAATAATTTCATTAAAGACTTGACATTAAGTCTGAATAATAATACATTAGTTCTTTTTCAATTCGTAGAGAAACATGGTAGTGTTCTTTATGACTTAATCAAATCCAATACAGACAGACAAGTGTTTTATGTATATGGAGGCACTGATACACAGACAAGAGAACAAATTCGTGAAATCACAGAAAAAGAAAAGAATGCAATTATTGTTGCATCTTATGGTACGTTCTCTACTGGTATTAATATTCGTAATCTTCACACAATCGTGTTCTCAAGTCCAAGTAAGTCCAGAATTCGTACCTTGCAAAGTATTGGACGTGGCTTGCGTAGGAGTGAAAGTAAAGATTCCGCTGTCCTCTATGACATTGCCGATGATATCACATACAAGTCAAAACGGAACTTTACCCTGAATCACTTTATGGAACGCATAAATATATACAATGAGGAACAATTTGATTATGAAATTAAAAGGATTAAACTTAAATGACAGATGTAAAAATTCTAAAACTATCTAGTGGTGAAGAAATTATCTGCAATATAAGCACTAATGAAAAAACTCATATGAAGGTTAGTAGGCCTATGAAGCTAAATGCCCTTCCTAAGTTACAAAGAGATGGTTCTTTAGAAGAGTCACTCTCATTACAGAGATGGATACATTTCTCTGAAACAAATTCATACGATGTACCTAAATCACAGATTATTGTGGTTACTGCTGCATCCTACGGATTATCTAAATTTTATGAATACTGTGTTACTAAGATGAGAATGGAAGAAGAAGACGTTGAGTTCCCATCCGATCAAGAACTAATGGATATAGAAGAAGAAGATCTATATGATGACTTTGAAGTTATCTCAGATACTATTCACTAAGCTTATCTATCTATTCTCAAACCCAGCATAGTTAATATACCACCCTGTCAAGAGCAAGTCAATACATTTTTGAAAATAAATTTACTTGTTGACATACACGAATAAATGTGTATAATAGAGGGTACAAATAAGTGGAGTTGTTATGGCTAAAAGACAAAGAAGCACTCACTATGTCGATAACAAGAAATTCTTGGAGGCGATGAAAGAGTGGAAACAGCGTTGTAAAGAGGCAGAAGAAGAAGATGATCCTCAACCACCTGTTACAAATTATATTGGTGAGTGTTTTCTAAAGATTGCAAACCACTTATCATACAGACCAAATTTTATTAATTATACCTATAGAGATGAAATGATTTCTGATGGTATTGAAAACTGTTTACAATATTGCAGTAACTTCAATCCAGAAAAATCAAACAATCCTTTTGCATATTTTACACAAATCATTTACTATGCATTTATTCGTAGAATACAAAAGGAAAAGAAACAACAACATGTTAAACACAAGATTATTGAGAACATGAATGTTGATATTCTTATGGATGGAGATGGTGATCAAGGTGCATTTGTAGACTATCTACAAAAGAACTTTCTACCAGCTGAAGCTGTTTACAAACCAAAGAAGAAAAAGAAACAACCCAAAGGACTTGAAATATTTTATGATGATGACGGTGAAGAGATAAATGAAGATAGCGTTAATAACTGATACACACTTTGGCGCACGAAACGATAACTTAGCATTTAATGATTACTTCTACAAATTTTGGGAAGAAGAGTTTTTCCCTTATATAGATAAACACGACATTAAAACAGTTATTCACCTTGGCGATGTAATGGACAGACGTAAGTATGTTTCATACAAGATTGCAAAGGATTTTCGTGAGCGTTTTGTTCTACCTCTTGCAAGTAGAAAATTAGATGTTCACATGATGGTAGGTAATCACGATACCTACTATAAAAATACAAATGAGGTAAACTCTTTGTATGAATTGCTTGGTGGGCCAGGCGAAGAAAAATATCCAAACATTAAATGTTACGATGGGCCATGTACTGAAGAGTTCGATGGTGTTGGTATTCATTTTATGCCTTGGATAAATGCAGAAAACTATGAACGTGCAATGAGAAGTATTCAATCAACCTATGCACAAATTTGTATGGGTCACTTGGAACTAAATGGTTTTGAAATGCATGCTGGACATTTTTGTGAAGGTGGGTATCCAAAAGAAATGTTCAATAAGTTTGATACTGTAATGAGTGGACATTTCCACAAGAAGTCAGATGATGGTCATATTTACTATCTTGGTAACACCTATCAGATGACATGGAGTGATTACAAAGAAACAAAAGGTTTCCATATCTTTGATACAGAAACAAGAGAACTAGAATACATTCTAAATCCACATACAATCTTTGACAAGGTATATTATGATGATACTACTACAGATTATTCTGATTTTAACGTATTGACATTACGAGATAAATTTGTTAAAATAGTGGTTGTCAATAAAAAAGATTTCTACAAGTTTGATAGATTCATTGATAGAGTTTTATCTGAATCTGGAGCCCATGAGGTAAAAATTGTAGAAGACTTTAGTGAACTTGATGCGTCTAATGTAGATGATGCAATCGTAGAGAATGCAGAAGATACTATGACACTATTGGAAAGATACATTGATGAACTCGATGTTGACTTGGATAAGAAACGACTAACAAGCACGATGAAGTCGTTATATGTAGAAGCGAGTGATTTAGAACTTTGATAACATTTAAAACCGTTAAGTGGAAAAACTTTCTTTCCACTGGAAACCAATTTACAGAAGTGCAGTTGGACAGAAGTTCAACTACTTTAATTATCGGAGAGAATGGTGCTGGTAAAAGTACTATTCTTGATGCTCTTTGTTTTGGTCTTTTTAATAAACCGTTTAGGAATATTTCAAAAGGACAATTAGTAAACTCAGTCAACAATGGTTCTGCTCTTGTTGAAGTTGAATTTAATGTTAACAGTAAAGATGTAAAAGTTATTCGTGGTATCAAACCAAACAAATTTGAAGTTTGGATTGGTGACACTATGATTAATCAAGATGCAAATGCAAGGGATTATCAGAAACATCTAGAACAACAAATCTTAGGATTGAACTATCGTTCCTTTACTCAGGTTGTTATTCTAGGTTCTTCTACCTTTGTTCCATTTATGCAGTTGTCTACAAAGGCTCGTAGAGAAGTTGTTGAAGATATCTTAGACATTAAGATTTTTTCTTTGATGAACTTCTTACTAAAAAGTAAAACTAAAGAACTAAATGAAGAAATTCGTAATGTTGAATATCAACATGATATAACTAGAGAAAAGATTTCTTTACAAGAAAGATTCATTGAGGACGTAGCAAATAATAAATCAGATATCATCACCGAAAACAAAAAGAAAGTAAGTGACAATGAAAAAAATATTACGTCAAAAGAAGAAGAAATTAAAACTCTTAGCGATGAGAAGGAAAGTTTATCATTCTCAGCAGAGGAAAAAACAAGAACAGAGGCAAAGATAAGAGAACTAAGTAAGACGGAAGCTGCATTAGTTAACAAACGAGGAAACCATGAGAAACAAATCGAATTTTTCCAGAACAACTCAGAATGTCCGACTTGTGAACAGTCGATTACAGAGTCAACAAAGCAGACGCAGATTGAATCTAGAACCTCAAAGATTGGAGAACTCGACCGAGCAATCGGAGAAATTGAAGAAATGGAAAAGTCCAGTGAAGAGTTCTTAGATCAAATTCTTAGAGACTTGGACAATATTAGAAGTGCAGATGTAGAGATTGCAAAGATACGTTCTTCTATTTCTGAATTAGAAAAGTTCAATAAAAAACTAGAAAAAGATATTGCAAAGTATGAAGCTGGTTCTGTATCTGATGATGATAAAGAAAAACTATCAGAACTAAAAGGTGCAATCAAAATAGTTGAAGAACTAAAATCTAAGTTAACTGAAGATAAGTTTTACAATGATATTGCTCGTAATCTTCTACAAGATAGTGGTATCAAAACAAAGATTGTAAAACAGTACTTACCAATAATGAATAAACTTGTCAACACTTATTTGTCGAGTATGGATTTCTTTGTCAACTTTAATATTGATGAGAACTTCAACGAAACAATCAAGTCACGTTTTAGAGATGAGTTTTCTTATGCATCATTTTCTGAAGGTGAGAAGATGCGTATCGACCTTGCATTGTTGTTTACTTGGAGAGCTATTGCAAAGATGAAAAACTCTACAAATACAAATCTACTAATTCTAGATGAGATATTTGATTCGTCTTTGGATAATACTGGTACAGATGATTTCTTGAAAATACTTAATACATTTGACAAACAGAATGTATTTGTTATATCACACAAACAAGATATTTTGATTGATAAGTTTAGAGACATTATCCAGTTCAAGAAAGAAAAGAACTTTAGTCATATGGTGACATAATGGGAAAACGTAGTGACTTTGAAAGAATACCAAGGGATTATTATCCAACCCCCTATCAAGCTGTCCTACCTCTAGTTGAACACCTTCCAGAGTTGTACACATTTACTGAACCTTGTGCTGGTGATGGTAGACTAATAGATCACTTGGAAAAACATGGTGGAACATGCACACAGGCGTATGACGTAGAACCAAGAAATGATAGAGTTGTTGAACGTGATGCGATGTTATTGAAACAAGTTAATACACCATTCTTTATTACAAATCCGCCTTGGGATAGAAAGATATTACATCCTTTAATAGAACATCTTACATCTATGGCTCCAACTTGGTTATTATTTGATGCAGATTGGATACATACAAAACAGTCAATTCCCTTCTTGACAAAGTTACAAAAAGTTGTTAGTATAGGAAGAGTTAAGTGGATTGAAGATAGTAAAAGTGTTGGAAAAGATAACTGTTGTTGGTATCTATTTCACGACACAGAACAACATAAACCTATTGAATTTTGGGGAAGAACATGACATATGAATTAATTGATCCGAATGAACCAATTCTACAAGAAGTATTGCCTGATATTACCTTTGAAGAGTTGAAAGAAAAGTTTGGACTTGAACCAAAAGAATTGTTTGACAACTTAGGTGAAGCAATGACAAAGTACAAAGGTATTGGTTTGTCTGCAAATCAGTGTGGACTTCCTATCAGAGCATTTGTAATGATGACAGACTTGGATAAGAAGGCAGCAACAATATTTTTCAATCCTAAGATTACAAACACTTCTGAAGAAACAGAACTATTTGTTGAGGGATGTTTGACGTATCCGAATCTATTTCTGAATATAAGAAGACCAAAACAAATTAGTTTTGAATTTATGGATGTGAATGGTGAACAAAGACAAGCACAGTTTAGTGGTATCACTGCAAGAATATTCCAACATGAGTTCGACCATATGCAAGGACGTAACTTTACCATGTGGGCATCTAAACTCAAACTTGAAATGGGTTTGAAAAAAGCTAGAAAAAAGAATAAAAAAGTTCTAAAAACATCTTGACATTTGTTATTATAACAGGTATACTGTATAGGTAAGTTGATAAAAACAGAGTCGTTAGGAGACATTATATTATGGCACATGAACTTGAAATCGTAAACGGTGAAGCACAAATGGCGTATGTCGGTGAATTACCATGGCATGGACTTGGAACTAAGGTGGAAGAAGAACTTACACCAGACCAATTCCAAAAGGTTGCTGGACTTGATTGGACAGTTGAAAAACAACCACTTGTTACACCATCTGGTGTGACGGTAAAGAACAAGGAAGCACTTGTTCGTACATCTGACAACACTGTATTAGATGTTGTTGGTACTGGTTGGAATCCAGTACAGAACTCAGAGGCGTTTGAATTTTTCCATGAGTACTGCATGTCAGGTGACATGGAAATGCATACTGCTGGTTCATTGAAAGATGGACAAATGGTATGGGCTCTTGCAAAAACTAAAGAGTCATTTGAACTATTTAACGGTGATGTTACAGATAACTACTTTTTGTTTTCTAATCCACATCAGTTTGGTAAAGCGATTAATGTTCGCATGACACCAATTCGTGTTGTATGTAGTAACACCCTCGCACTTTCCCTATCACAAAATGCTGACCAAATGGTAACAGTAAATCACCGAAAAGCATTTGATGCTGAAGATGTGAAAGAACAGATGGGTATTGCTCGTGAGAAAATGGAACAATACAAATCAATGGCTGCATTTCTTGGTTCAAAGAAAGCAACTGGTGATAACGTAATCCAATACTTCAACGAAGTGTTTGGTGCGCCTGCGAAAGAGAAAGTAGACAATGTTGTTCCTTTCACTTCTCGTAACTCAAAACTTGCTTTTGAGAATTTGGATGTACAACCTGGCGCTGAGTTTGCTCAGGGTACTTGGTGGACTGCATTCAACTCTGTCACTAACATGACAGACCACCTTCAAGGTCGTTCCAATGACGGACGTTTACAGTCTGCATGGTATGGACGTAACCGAAAGGTAAAACTAAAAGCTCTCGACAAAGCATTGGAATATGCCGAGGCTGTATAAAAGTTGAAAAGAGGGGTTGAAAAATCCCTCTTGAATACCTATATAATATGGGTGCAGTTCGTAAGTCATCCTGTTTGACACTCAATATAACCTACTCTGTGTCACAAAAAAAGAGTTTGGTAGTTCTCTTTAAAAAACTACCGTTATAAATAAACGTGATACGCCATATAATATGGGTATTACACTGTATCTTGCTTAACAAAGGAGATTAAAGATGAATACAGCCTTTACACTAGATCCGTCAAGGATCAATACTTACTCTATCGGTTTCGATAGAATGTTTGACAGTCTGATGGGAAATCATCCCAATCAAACTAGTCCTTCAAGTTATCCCCCTTACAACATTGTAAAACACGATGATGATAAGTTCACCATTGAGATTGCCGTTGCTGGTTTCTCAAAGGATGAGATTGATATTGAATTCAGAGAGAATGTTCTCAAGATTGAATCTAAGTCTCGGCCAGAGGGTGATGATGAAAAGGAATACCTATACAAAGGTATTTCAAATAAACGATTTAAAAAAGCATTTACACTGTCAGATGACGTAGTTGTAAATGGTGCTGATATGAAAGATGGTATTCTTAAAATCGACATGGAAAGAATTATTCCAGACGAAAAGAAACCACGTTCAATCAAAATCAAGTAAGTAAAGTGAAGGTGCCTCTTGACAGGGGCACCTTTTTATGATATAGTAATGATAATTGAATTTTATAGGATGAAAATGTGAAAGATATAGACTACAAATACTCAGAAGATTCTATTCTGAAAGAAATGAAAGAGTACATAGACAAAACCTATGATGCTCATTATTCTCAC